AAGTACAGGATCTTCTTCAATCAAAACAAATATAGAATCAGATGTTACACTAGGTGGTAGCGCAGATTCAACTAGGGTAGTTGAGGCAAAAGAAGTTGGCGTGTATAATGTAAACAACGTTGACTATTTAGGCGTTGAATTTACAGTAGAGGTAATAGCATAATGGAAGTTAAAATCGGTTTTGATACCAAAGATAAAAGATACGAAATAGGCGATACTATTTCAAAAGACGACATAGACAATAAGACATTTGATGCTCTAGTTGAGCAGGGTGTGATAGGTAAAAAAGAAAAAGATCCTATTGTTGCTATGAAGAAAGAAGCAAAGAAAAAATCTAAATCAAATAAGAAAAAAGAGTATAACCCACAGGAAGAAGAAGTATAATGGGATACGGCAGAGGCGGTAGTAAACCGACAAGAAGCACAGGCAGACGTAGAAGAAGAAGGACTGGTAAAAGGTAATGGCGTTTATACACGGTAAAGACACAGAAGTATTTTTTAATAATAATGATTTTGGCCAATATTTTAATAGTATTGACTTCACACGAACAGCAGATGTAAGTGAAACAACTGCATTTGGTAATAGTGCTAAATCTTATGTAACAGGCGACAAGGACGGAACTGTATCAATGTCCGGTTTTTTTGACGCTACTTCAGACGCAATACTTCAACCATTTCTTGGAAGTGCAACTAATACGGATTTATTAATTGGCCTTAATGGTACAACAGACGGTAAGTCGGTATTATTTGGATCGGGAATAGTAACTAACTATGGGCAATCTAGTCCCGTTGGCGATGTAGTAGCTACTTCGGTAGATATGCAAGCTGATGACGGATTTTTTAATGGTTTAGTAGTTGATAAAGCTACTATAACTACAACAGGGAACTCAACTGCATTAGATAATGCAACAAGTTCTACAAACGGTGGCGGTGCTTTTGCTATTGCAACAGCGGTATCTGGAACTTCAACGCCTACCGCAACAATTAAGATACAACATAGCGCAGATGATACAACCTATGTTGACTTAGTTACATTCACAAATTTCACCGCAGTTGGATCCCAAATGGAAACTATTGCAAGTGGAACTACAATTAATAGATATCTAAGAGTGAACTATACAATAAGCGGGACTAATCCTAGTTTTGCCGTTATAGTTGGCTTTGGAAGAACAGGATAAGGAGAATATATGGCATTTGTACATGGTAAAGATTCAGTTTTTAAACTTGATAACTCAGGTGGATCATTAACTGATATATCAACCTATGTGAACAATGTTGACTTCCCGGAAACTGCAGATGTCGCTGAAACAAGCACACTTGGTGCGAGTAACAAAACGTATTTAGCAGGGCTAAAGGACGCAACTATATCACTTAGTGGACTGTTCGACGCAACTGTTGATGCAATACTCGGAGCCGTAGTGGGACAAACAGCTAGTTTGTCATTCGAATATAGCCCAGAGGGTACAGCAAGCGGTAAAGTTAAATATACAGGCGAAGCCATTTTAACTTCTTATGCTTTAAGTTCCCCAGTGGGCGATGTCGTTGCTTACTCAGCAGATCTACAAGTATCCGGTGCAGTAACACGTGGCACACATTAATAAATAAGGTTAATAATGACAGAAAAAAAACAACGACTCACACTAGATGATCTAGTTAAATTACCTAATGTTCAAGAGGAAGAAGTATTTATTCCTCAATGGAACAGAAGTATATTGGTGCAGGGGATCTCAAAAGCTACACAAATTAAGCTTGGCCGTTTAATTGAAAATGAAGATACCGACGCTTTCGATTATCAAAAAGAATTATTAAAAGAAAGTGTAGTTGATCCGAAGTTAGATGATGATGCTATCGAGATCCTTTACCAAAAAGATTCAGCCGTTATAGATCTCATATTTGTTGAACTCAATAAATTAAATGGTCTTGGGGGTACCGGCGATCTAGCCGAGCAATTTCCGGAACAATAACGACTTAACCTTTCAATTCAAATTAGCTAGAGATCTAGGCATTACGGTTGGCGAACTCACGGCTAAATTATCCGTGCTAGAATATCAACAATGGATAGCTTTTTATTTATGGGAAAAGCAAGAACGTGATAAAGCACAAGCCCTTGCAGACGCAGAACGTAAAAAGAATAAGATGAAAAGGTAATAATGGCGATAGCAGATATTTTTATAAGGATTGTAACTAAGGGAAGTGAATTGGCTAAACGCCAAATGAACGATCTTGGTAATAGTTCTAATAAAACAAGCGGTAAATTAAGTAAGTTATCGGGCGTTATGAAAGCAGGCGTTGCCTTAGGGGCAGTCGCTTTAGCTAAAGGCCTATTCGAAGCAACACAAGAGTTTATTGCGTTTGATGATAAGATGACGCAGTCTTTAGCGATTATGGATACAACCATAGATCAACAAAGAAGAATGGAAGAACAGGCATTAGCCACTTCAAGAACAACTCGTGTATCAGCTGAACAAAGCGCTGAAGCATTCTTTTTCTTAGCTTCCGCAGGTTTAGACGCTGAACAATCCATAAAAGCATTACCGCAAGTTGCAAAGTTTGCACAAGCAGGTATGTTTGATATGGCAACTGCAACTGATCTTGCAACAGACGCCCAATCTGCATTAGGCCTAGCAAGTGATGACGCTGAAAAAAACCTTACCAACCTTACAAGAGTTACAGACGTTCTTGTTAAAGCCAATACATTAGCAAACGCTTCTGTTCAACAGTTCTCTGAAGCTTTAACGAACAAAGCAGGTTCAGCCCTTAAAGTTACAAACAAATCAATTGAAGAAGGTGTTGCTGTTTTATCCGCACTTGCTGATCGTGGTGTCAAAGGTGCTGAAGCAGGCGAAAAGCTTAACCAAGTTTTAAGAGATATACCAAGAGCAACAGCTAAGAACAGCGAGGAATTTGCAAAGCTCGGATTAAATATGTTTGATACTGAGGGCAATATGAAGAATGTTGCAGACATAGTTGAAGAATTAGATCGTGTTTTGGGTCCAATGTCCGACGAATTAAAAGCTTCTACATTAGATCAGTTAGGACTTAATCGTGGTGTTGCTGATGCTGTAAAGATCTTATCGGGTGCAGGCGATCAGATTAGAGAATACGAAAAAGCTTTATTAAGTTCGGGTGGTACGACAGAAAAAGTAGCAGACAAACAAATGGGATCGTTATCCGCACAGATAGATCTTATGAAGAACGCATTTAGCGAACTTGGGATTGTAATTGGTAGTATAATTGCACCGGCTTTGACTAAAATTGTTAAAAGTATAACATCTGTAACACAATCATTTACCACATTAGCTAAGAAAACTGATGAATATTTAAAACAGAATGAAGAAGTTCAAGCAGTTACTAAAGATACAATATATGGTGTAGAACAAGCTACACATTCTTACGACAAATACACACAAGCAATAGAAGATACTACACAAGCAAATAAAGACTACGATAAATCAGCATTAGATATTTTAGGCGAAGAAATAGAAGTAGAAAAAAGAAGATCTAGAAATAATGATTTACTAGGCCGTATTCAAAATACATATAGTGATTATGAAGAAGTTATAGTTGATTCAACAGACGCACTTGAAGAAATGACAGAAGAACAAGTTAAACAAGCTAAAGAAATGAAAGACAAGGCGTTACCAACACTTAATAAAGTAGTATCAGCTTATCAAACACTTTTAGATATAGAAAAAGATCAACAAGAATTACTTAAAGATCAAAGAGAAGCGCAAAGTAAAGTAACTAAGTCTGAAGAAGATCTTAATAAAGCTATTGAAAATACTGAGGTATTACAAGAAGCTCTCACACTAGCTCAAGAAGAAGCAGTTAAAGTAACTAATCAAGAAAAACTCGCTATTGAACAGTTAAAAGAAAGTATAAAAGATTTAGAGGAAGAAGAAGAAAAGACTACTGTAACAGAATTAAAACTAGCAGTAGCTAAAGAAAGATTAATTGAATTAGAGAAAGCTTCGACAGGGGCAACTAGAGAAAGTGAACAAGCACAAAACGATTACAATAAAGCTTTAGAAGAAGTAACTAGAGCTGAAGAAGATTTAACAGACGCACAAGCTGATTTAAATGAAGCTACAAAAGATTATAATGAAGCAATTGCTAAAACACCACAAAACCTACTTGAAGTAGCTATTGCGCAAAAAGAATTACAAGACGCTATTGCAGACGTAGAAAGTTTGGGAATCTTTGAAGAAGCTTTAAGCCAAATGGTATCTAATGCAGGTGGACAATTAGATGAACTTAGAGGGTTCTTTAATGCTTTATTTAACGGTCAAAACATACCTACACCAAGTTTTAATGGTGGTGGCGGTACACCTCCAAGCACACCCGCAAAGACTAATACATCTGAGGAAAGTGATATAGATGAAGTAGTTAAAGACATTGTTGATCAGTCTTTAAGTAGTTCAGAAGAAACTTTACAAAACATACTTAATGATCCTAGATTTGAAGGTGCTAAGTCTGGTGTAACTACAATAATTAATATACAAAACAAAATAGAGGGCGAGTTTAATGCAGATGAAGTAGCTGTAAAAGTTATCGAAGCCCAAAGAAAAGGCATTGACGTAATCTTATGAGTGTGGCTTTTGACAGTAATGTTAATATTACAGTTGAGATCGCGTTTGATAGTGATCCACTAGATACAAGTCTTTCTTATACAGATATATCTACTTACGTAAGATCTTTTCAAACTTCAAGAGGTCGTAGTAATGAACTTGGTCAATTTCCCGCAGGATCTTGTTCAGTATTACTATCCAATATAGACAATAGATTTAATCCTACTAATGCTTCTAGCCCTTACTATGACAGCTCAACGGGTAAAACTAAGATACAACCATTAAAAAGAATAAGGGTTTCAGCTGTATATGATTCACAAACTTATAGAATCTTCGAGGGATTTTTAGATACAATACCGGTTAAATATCCGGCGTCTGGTAGTGATAGCACCGTAACTCTTAAAGCGACAGACGGTTTTAGATTGATGAAACAATCTGATAT